GTTCTGGGAACGAAGGACTCCATTTGCGGCCCGAAGCCTCTCGATCTCGCGTTGCAAGTCGCTGCACGTGTAGCACATTATTTATCCCCCCATTTCTGATCTTCGGACGCGGACATAATGAGGCAAGCCCAGATACCGGCCAAGGCCAAACCAAGCAGGATGACAAGCGAGGTGATCATAAAAACCTCCCGCTGGGCGACTGATTGGCCGCGTCGATAAGCGCACCCTCGTACTGGATGGCCGCATTGCGGAAAAAGAGCGCCGTGGCCATGAGCCGGTCGACGATGACCGGGTCGACGAGGAGGTCAGGATTGGCCACGCGGCGGGCCTGGAAAAGGGAAAGTTCAAGGTCGGACATGATCTTGATGTCGCTCACGCCACACCCCCAACACGCACCAACGCCCGAGGATCGACACCCTGCAGCCAGCCGTGCCTTTCCAGCGACGCCTTGACGCGCCTGATCGCCTGCGCCTCGTCGGTTTGGCCGAGCAGGATATACATGCGCAGGCCTTGGACATAGAGGCTGGCGACGCGCTTGACTTTCTTGTTTGCTTCCATGATGATTCCTTTCTCCTGTTGGTTTGCCCCGGGTCCGGTTGCCGCCGTCCGGGGCGTTTTTTTTATTCGACCCTGATCTCTGCCAACTTGACCGGCTGATCCTCGCCCAGCACAAAAACCCGCCACACTCCCCGGTAGTCTAGAAAGGGCAAGCTCACTGTGCTGGTCTTGATCCGACGCGGGAAAAGATCCTCGTCATACGCCTTGGCCGTGACTCTCGTGCCCTTTTTGATCCGCACCGGCGGAACAGGGTCGAGGTCCAGCTTTTCAAAATCCCAGCCGAGCGCGTCGCAGATCATGCCGAGGACGTCCTCGCGAGAGTAGACCGACTCGCGCTGCTCGGGCTTATTGATCCGCTGGCGGTCGATCTCGACGCGGTAGGTCGCGTCATTATCTGCGACCGGGGAAAGTTTGATTTTCCTGGGCGCAGAGTTGTCAGTTTTGACGGATACGCGGATCATATTAAATGTACGGCTCGACGCCATGGATCAGGGCCTGACATCTGGCCATGACATCGGCGACTGCCGCCTTGATGCGCATGGCCTCGACGCGGGAAAACTTGCTGTCCTGACCGGCTTCGATGGCGCTGGACGACACCCGGCCAAACTCTGCGCCCAGGTGCACGATCTCATGCAGCATCTGATCTGCGCTCATGCCCTTGGGGTCATACTTGAGATTGCCGTCCGCGACTCTGGCCAGTATCCACTGAATGAGCACGTTCTGGACTGGGTCTGCGCCGCAGCTCGTGGCCTCGACAAGTTCGGGCAGGGCCGCCAGGGATGGACTGTGGTGATCCTTGCGACTACTCCAGCGGTCGATCTGACCGGGGACCAGCTCCAGTTCCTCTTCCAGTTCGCGGCGACGCTTTCCGGACATCTGGACGGTCATCCAGACGGCCTCGGAGGCGTCCATCTGTTTCAACTTGTCGGCATCCATAAAAACCCCCCTGGTAGTTATTCCCTTCATTCTCCCGTAACCTCCAAAATTTTATGCAAAAAATGAAAAAACCACGCTAAAGGACGTGGTAGATTTAATTTATTTTATGCTGTAAGGCATTTTCTGTGCTCTCAAAAAGCACGGGCAAGAGCTTCTCAAGGTTGCGTGCGGAGATCGACGTCCGGCCAGACAGGAACCGGGAAAGCGTACTCTGGGGAACACCAGCCTTTCTGGCGATGACCGTCGGCGGGACGCCTTCCCCGCGAAGCTCTTTCAGCCTGATTTTGACTTGGTTAATTATGCTCATGTGGAAGCAATATCCACTTGTTTAAATCCAGTCAAGCATATTTTATGAATTTGGGCTCTTTTTATGGATAAAAATTTAGATATATTTGAGGGCATGGCTGTTGCAAAGAAACCACTCCCTCCATCCACGCTGAAATCCCTCAAGGCGATGATCGCCGAAGCGGGTGGCCAAGCATCCGTCGCCGACGCGGCGAGAGTGAGCCAGTCCCAGGTCTCGCGCTTTTTAAACGGACAAGACGTCAAGCTCTCCACTGCGCTGCCCATCCTCAAGGTGATTGGCTGCGGCATCATGCCTGTCTGCCAGGACGCTCAGCCCGCCCCAGATCCAACGTCAAGCTATCGCGAACAATGCCTTCTCCTCGAAGAACAGCTAATAGCTGTTAAGCGTGAGCTCTTGGCGCAGCAGACCAAGATCATGGAGGCTGTCCGGGGCGCTTGCAGAAGCGCAAATCTCAATCCAGAACAAATTGCGACGATGACCGAGGCTGTCGTCCACTATGACACCTGGCAGGCCCGAGAAGACGCGGCCACAGAGTCAGCGCAGTCTCATCAACAGGCGGTTGGCGATTGATAAGAGGTGCTCGGGATCCTGCACAGGTTGCCCGAGTGGCGCGCCGCTGCGCCTGATCAGATGCACCGACAACGCCCCTGTGGGGAGGTCGCGCGCAAAACTTGTGATCAGGGCAGCGGGACTGGATAGTAACGTCTGACATTGTATGACAACTTTTTTTGCTGACCATGGGCGAAAAGAGTGTTATGGGCGCGGGAAAAGGGGAGGGTGCGATCATGGGCAGGGAGGATGATCACGGCCAGCCGTTTGCCAGGAGCGCGGCAAGCAGAGCCAGGCTTTTAGACAGGGGCATCGACGAGCTCGTCGGCTTTTGCAAGGGAACCATTGCGGACGGCATCCTTAACCAGCAAGAGGCTGAGTCTTTGCTGACATGGATCAACCGCCATCCGGATCTTGCCACGACGTTTCCGGCCAACGTGCTCTTTGCCAGACTCACCGACGCCCTTGATGACGGCCGCCTGGACAGCGACGAAGCCAAGGACGTTTTTGAACTGATCGCCGAGTGCGTCGGGGCGAGTGGCGACGTGACCATGGAGGCATGCACAACAACATTGCCCCTGGATGTACCGCCGCCGGAGCTTGTTTTTGCGGACGCCAATTTTGTGCTCACTGGCCGTTTTGCCTGGGGCCCTCGCCAGGATGTGGCCAACATCATCCAAATGCTTGGCGGATGCGTCAAAACGAGCGTCAGCGGAATAGTTGACTACCTGATCTGCGGCCACTTTGGGTCCAACGATTGGGCGCACTCGACGCACGGTCGCAAGATCGAGGCGGCCATGAGGTTCAAGGATCAGGGCTATGATATTTACATTATTTCGGAAAGGTATTGGGCTGAGATAATCAAGGATATGATTTAAAAAGAGGGCCACTATGAAGTCTTTCTTTATCCTTGCAACTTTTTTCCTCGCGTTCTCGGCTAGCGCTGAAGATTATGTGGACAGGGCGTTGACTTCTTGCGCGCCGTTAAAAGGCCAAGGGGGGTATGATAAATGTGTCTCTGCATCGGCCCGCGACATCTGCGGAGGGCTGCAGTCGCCACACGACCGCTTGTCTTGCCACCAGGACTTTGAGCGATATTACTCTGCGCAAGTCCAGTCTCTAGAGAACCAGCGCAAAGCGGCCGCAGAAAATACCCAAAGGATGATCGAACAACTACGGAGGCCTGCTCAATGATCCGCCTCCTCGCCATCATCCTTATACTCGCCACCTCTCCGGCCTTTGCTGGCTGGAAAATGTACGCCCCTGGACAGAAAGATCCCATCGTGTCGTCCGTCGATGACCCGAACGCGCCAAAGCCCATGGTCGAAGTCATCGAGCAAGCATATCCGACACACCAGGATGACCAGCCCGGCCAGATTGAGCCGGAGGACGATTTTGACCTGAGTGGCGTCGAGTGGCGCCAGACGCGCGGGCTCTATACTGGGCGGGGCGCTGAGGATATGACCAAGAAGTTTGGGTACAGAGCCGGGACGTATCGCCTCGAATATGTGTACAAGGCGCGCGGGCACTTTGCGATCTGGATGTACACCAGGAGAGGCATGAGCAAGCTGCTCATCAACCGTATCGGGAAGGCCGCATCCCAGACCACTGTCGCCCTGCCAAAAGACGACGAGGTCTGGTTTGAGATCCATTCGAGCACTGGGAATTGGGAATTTACTTTCGAGAAGATCCGCTAAACAGCCACATATCTGATCCGGGGAGCACTCCCCGCAGCGCCCCCAATGATCTGCGCACTCGACAAATTGCCGCCAGGAATCGCCACGCTGACCATCTGCCCGACCGCGTAAGGGGTGGACGTTGAAACCAGCACGGTCAGGTCTGGCCTGATGCGCACGGAGACCGAGCCGACGCCGACCGCGACCACTGGGCCAGTGGCGATCTCTGGGACCAGTCTCTTGGGGAGGATGTCGGATGGGGTGACGGGCATAGTTACTCCTATATCGTTGGCGGGCCTGATTTGTAGGGATGACCAGAAGGCAAACTGCTTGTGCGACCATGTCTGTGTGCCATCCACCCCACCACCTTGGCGCGATCATCGGCGGACAAAACAGACGGCACGACAACCAGACATCGCATGCTCCCGGTTAACCTAAAAACTTTATTTCCGACAGAGCCTATTTCAAAATCATATCCTGCGCCTGAAGTCGAAGGCGCAACCGTGTTTACATTGCCAGTAATCAAAGCTCCGCCGTCGATAGACAGCGACATGCGCTGCGCCGCAGTGGCATTATCCGCGTCGATCAATAAGTCGAAAAGAACGTCTTCACCGCCAGGAGTCGTATTATTCGGCTCGAATTCAACTGGCTTCGTAGCGCCAGCTCTAACGCTTAGTCGCAGAGCGTTATTAGCGCCATTTAAGGTTCTATCGTCATAAGTTATTTCAAATCCAACAGTGCTGGACGAAGCGGTTGTTCCGCATAGCCCGTAAAGCGCATTGGGATTACTTGACGTTCCAAAATGGACAAGGCCAAGTATAACGCCACCTGTTGAGTGAAGAGCCTTGCACCATGCCGCTGATTTCGAGCTAGTGACAGTGAGCACCCTGGAACTGCCCGGGAACTCAACGACTCCCGTCCCCATTTCCGGCCTCTCTCCATCTGTGTCCTGGGTTGCCGTCACCCCGACGTCAAACATGTCCGACCATGCGGCCACCCTGCTCCCGACGAGGCTGATGCTGTCAACGTCTAGCGCATCAAAAACTATCGCCCCTGTGATCTCGGCAGGGGTCCACAACTCGGCAGCAGACCCGCTGCTAACTGTGACCGTCAATGTAGCGCTGGCCTCGGCTTGCCCGTCACTGGCGTGATACTTCACGGATGTCGTGTCAGTCTCTGATCCAACCAGCGCCGCAAAATCTCCATCTGGGTCAAACGCCCACGCTCCATCGCTTGTAATCACAAACACGCCACCATTGTCCCCGGCCACGGCCGAGCCGACATTTGCAGACATGCCGTTGACTGCCGTAACCGTCAGCCCGCTCGCGTCATTGGTTAGCACGTTGCCGCTTGTTGTTTCGTCCGCCGCCGTCTCTCCGGTGTCATCCATAACCACCGGAGGCGCTGGTGGTGCAACAGCTGGAGCGGGCGCAATTGCCGTGTGACGCCGAATCACAGCCTGCTCTGATGCCACGTTCGGCGTCCCGGTCCATGTGACAGACTCGACCTGCCCAACCACGGCCGCGCCGTCCACGGGGACACTGGCGGCATCGCCCAGCCCAGCCCCGAGCCCGAGCGGACACGAAACGGTCAGGTCGTCGATGTAGTGCGCCGCTCCGTCGATGCCCGCCGTTGCCCTGACCACTGCCAGATCGTCATCGGCATAGACTGGATGGATCTCGTCTGCCAGGTCCACGGATGGATTGATGCGGACCGTCCGTTGTGACTCCGTGCCCGTTGTCGTCAGCAGCAGGTGCCAGCCCAAATCCGCGTCGATCATGCCGAGCGTCTGCCCAGATTGCGGGATCAAAACGCACGGCTGCTCAGCCCCGACAAGAGCCGCGCAAGAAGCGACCGGAGCGTCACTCTCGGCAAAAAGAAAAACACCACACGACGTAGCGCCGGGGGTCAATGCGACGGCGTAGGCAACATTCGGCGCGATGTTCCAGCCAGAAATCAAAGTGGCGTCGTCTTGGGCCGTTGCCGCAACGCGGTGGGCTCGTATCATAATTTGTCCTTACTGATGAGATCCACCCCACCACAGACGCAGGTGTATCGGTGACGATATCCGAGCTTCCCGGCGGCGCAAGCTGGGCAGACGGCGGTATGCTGGAGGGCATCCCCACATTTTGGGCAAACCATTGCGGACAGTGACTCTGTGCCGACTACGCTCTTTGTCCCTGGTTGCGCTTTTTTTGCGGCGTCAAATGCGGCAGCGAGTCGTTCCGCGTGGATTTCCGGCCTCAGCGCGTATGTTTGCCCCAATACTTTAATAATCTCTCGGCCATCTGGCGTATTCTCGCCGTGGACAACCTCGTAGCCGCCTTGCAGCATATGCGCCGACACCGAGGCCCTGCGCCCAGATTCCAACCGCGCCAGGGCGATGTACGCGGCCCTGACCTCCGCAAAAGGTCGCCCTGCCAGAGACGCAAAGAGATGGTCTTCTGTATTGAGTATCGTAGGTCTCATTTGTTTTACCATTTGTTAATCACACATAATTACAGAATATTTATTAAATCGCCCGTCGTCGCCGTACAAATAAAACCCTGCCCAAGCGACATAGCCCCACAAGCCAGGCGTGGAGGGGTAAACCCCGTAGTCTATCTCTACAAACTCTCCGATCTGAGCCACGAACGACGTCCCGCTCAGGTCAACAAAAACATACGCGCCAACTCCTGGCCACGACCCAGTTCCGGCGGTTGCTGACGGCGAGGAGCACCCGTCAACGCTTACTGTTGACTCCGCGCTCGAACCGCATAGGCCAATAAATTTGACACTATATTCAGCGCCGTCTGCAGCGTTACCTGGCATTGTGCCCGTAATGCCGTTGCCTAGATCGCCCTCGAAAGGAGTGCCGGGCAAAGTCCCGTCATATGTCGCCCCTGCGCCCAGGTCGTGATAAAAAATCGCCGTCTCGCCGCGGTCCAGCGTGTCCGGACCAACCACCGACCCGATGTAATCTTTTTTTGGATTTGTGACCGTCAGCGTCCCGCACGCCCGCCCGCCATAAGCCACGGTCACCGTGCCCTGGCACCCGTCGACCCGCATCCGGCAGACAAACCCGACGCCATACGATCCGACCCGCACAAACTCCATGTCGCCGCCGCATGTACAGCTTGCGCCCTCCATTCCGGCGCTGGGCAGGTAGACAGACTCAACTCCTGGATCGAGCGTCGTCACGCCAGACACGGAGCAGGGCGGAAAATCAACCTCGGCCTCGCAGCACGTGTCCTCGGTCTCGCCATAACAGACCTTGATCGTAAACGGGCCAGCGCCGCCCGTAGGCATGACGGCCTTATATCCTCCTGTCGGGGTGCGCTCCGTGAGTTTTAACGCCCCGCCCATGAACTGCCCGTTGTTGCCCTTGCCATCTGTCCATGTGCCCTCGGTGCCAGGGTTGAGCGTCTCTGGCCCGTCAAGGACACACGCGGTGCATTTTGCCTCGCGCTCCTCGGCGCACTTCTCAATGCACTGGCTCCACATCATGCCCGCGTCCGCCAGCCTGCCCTTGGATCTCAAGGCGCTGCATATCTCGTCGCAAGAGCACGTTCCTGGGCAGCTTACAGACTCGGCGACGCCAACGACGGCGGCAAAATTGTCGGCGGTGACATTCGGAGTGCGGGCGTTGATCGCATTGGCACTACAGTCCGTTAGGGGGTCATATTCCGGATCATCTGGTTCATCTGGCAAAAAGAGCGAACTATCGTCCAGTCCATCCTCGTCTGCTGGCGTCTCGTCCGGGATCTGGTCCGGATCTTCGGGGTCATAGGTGCCACCGGGGCCGCTTGGGTTGACCTCCCGGCAGTCCCGGGCAGTGACCGCGATCTGGCCTAGGCCGCCGTCCTCGCTGCCGTCCTCGACCCTGACCATAATCGTGGCCGAGCATCCCGGCTGCGATCCCCAGACGGACTCGTAGGAGCACTGGACCTGCGTCCCAATGGGTAGCGGCTCAGACGTAAACGGATCATCATCGAGCGTGACCACCTTGACGGCATGGCTCGCGTAAAAATCTGTGATCTCTGACACGGGCACACAAAGCGGAGCTGCCACAGGCGTGCGCGTGAGGGTAACCTGCGCAACGATGTCCGGGGCCGTCCCGGAGTGGGTCACAGGCAGGGACTCGGCCATCGCCTCGTGGCCGCTGGGTATCGATGACGGAGTCCAGGTTACCAGCGCCGTGCCTCCGGCCACATACGTGACGTCCACCTGCGTCCCGGGCAGTAGCGTGGAGTCGGACAGGATCACGGTCTGGCCAATGCGGGATGCGTAAAGATCGGACCCGGGCGTCTCGGTCAGGACCACGGACGGGGTCGTGCCCTCCACTGGGACTGCCGAGAGCCTGACCTCTGCAGCGCCGCCCCAGATGCTTGTCCGCAGTGTCTCCGTGATCGTTCGGGGTTGGAGCACTTTGCGCGTGGCAGAGAGCGACCCGCACCCGGAGAGGCTGAACACGGCAGCGCCGACGCCAGCGCCGCCAAACATCATGGTCTTGAGCAGGATCTGGACAGCCTCGCCAAGGCACGGCGACGACGGGTAGGCCTCCAGCGCGATCTGGGTTGCGCAAGCGGTCGGGTTTGACTGGTGTAGCGTGGCCACGCCTTGCGCCCCGGCCACAGATGCGAGCACAGTCACGTCTCCGGGCACCCACCCCGCGATCCAGGTGATTGGAGCGCCCTTGACCGTGTAGTCCACGAAAACCGCTTGGTCGTAAAAATCGAGGGGTGCCGAAAACGTGATTGTCCGCCCCGAAACGGAGCCGCCGCGCTGCACATAGAGGTTGCGCGACCTGCGCACATCCTTGCGTGCATAGACGCCGATGACCGACTCGGCGGGCAGGTCCAGCGTCACGCGGGTGTAGCTTTCGGCTTGATGCGACTCGGCTTGCCGTACAACAGACTGAGTCAGGCTCGTCTCTGCGGACACGATCCCGCCCGATGCGGACCATGTGACGACCGTCCCGAGCGCCACCGGCAAGCCATCGGCACCCAACACGATGGCAATCAGCCTGACCGTGGATGTGCCGTCGGCTACCACGCAGGCGTCCTCATCTGCCAGGGGTACAACTTGGACCGAGAGCCCCGCCACGGAGGCATCGCCGCTGACCAAGATTCGGTTGCCAAAGTCCGGCACGGTGCGGTCCATGGACTCCACGACGATCTCGTCAGCGTCCAGGGTGACGTCTGGCGTGCCGTAGGTATAGGCCCGTGGCGCGATCAGGATCGAGCCGTCGACCTGGGGCCAGATGATCTGCCCGGAGCGAGTGGCGAGATCTCTGATAATATCGGCAGGGGTCTGGTCGGAAACCGCGTAACAGTATTGGCAGACGTCAAAATCGTTGGTCACGATGACTGTGACCCCGCACATGGCTGCGACCTCGGCCATGATCGAGGCGACAGTCTCGCCGCCGGGCCACTGCTTGGAGATCTTCTGCGCCCAGGGCGCGGTCAGCCTGGCAGAGCTGGACCGTCCCCAGAGCGTGGCCGTCTTGGCGGTCAGATCCTGGGGTTGCTGGATGTCCTCCAGGTAAAAGAGCACGACCGGATGGTCAGGGCTGTGCCGGTAGCCGAGGAGCGGCTCGCGTGGGACTCGGGGCACTATAATGCCGTCCAGCGCGGACCTGTCCGCGAGTTCCACGGTGATCTCGCCGCAGATGTTGTCCGCCGCGAACGTGACCGAGACGCTGGAAACCGTGGCCGTGATGTCAATGCCATTGAGAGATAGCTGCCACATCAGGGCGTGACCTCCGGAGGATCGACGGGCGTCAGCGGGCCGTCAACGACCATCAGCACGATGGACCAGGACCAGACCTCGACGGCGTTCGACGCCAACCAGGAGAGGGACATGGTCGTCTCGGGGTAGTTCTCTTCCCCGGGCAGGAACTTGACCCGCCAGACCGTGGCCCCGTCCGTGAAAAACATCTCCTCGCCAGCCTCGTAAGCGGTCCTGATTGCCGCCGCCGTGGCCGTCGAGATCCACGTCCCGGCCTCGACGGACCCGGACGCCGCGATCCGTGCGTCGCTCTTGACGATGCCCATAACCTGCACGACGTTGCCGCCGCCGGTGGGAATGACCGAGCCGCGCTTGATCATGCGTGGCGCCTGGTAGTCGGCATCGTCGACGTCGTTGTCCCAGCGGATGACCATGTCCGGCTGCGGGTCCCAGGTCGCGGCCCAGGGCTCAAGGGTCGGGTCGATGTCGGTGGAGTAGAGCGCGAAAGATCCTGGCATATTAGCTCCCGTGGACCAGTTTCATTTTGGACATGGCCCGGGTCAGGGCAAGCAGGCCGTCTGCCTCGGCGCGGTTGTTGGTGGAGATCGTGGCCTCCTGGCCAGCGCTTGCAAACGTGAAGCGATACGCGCCGACCGGCCCGCCACCTGCACGTCCAGGGATCGCCCCGAGGATCTTGGAGAGGTCGCCTGCGCTGCGCACGCGGTTGAGGCTTTCGAGCAGCCCTGGCATCATGCGCGAGATCAGCCGGGTGGACATGGCGTTGGTGATGTACTCGCCACCAGCCAGGCCGATGGGGTGTTTGCCGCCGACCATGGCCAGCAGGTTGTCCTTGAGGCTGAATCCAGGCAGGCGCCCGCCGCGATTGAAGCCGGGGATTATGCCGCCAGCGGCGCGTCCTGGCTTGTCGCCGGTTTCAACGTAGTGAGTGGTGACCGTGACGGTCTTGTCCTTGATCTTCGCAAGCTCGGCCTGGATATGCTTTAGGACCGGGGACGCCTCGTCGTTGGTCGAGAGGTGCATCTCAAGGGCCGCGACCGAGTCCTGCATTTCCTTGATGGACTCCAGGTCCGACTTGGCCTGTCCAACCTGCTCGGCCAGCGTCTTGCGGCTTGCCTCTGCGGCCTGCTCCTGGATCAGGATGCCCTGCTCCAGCGCTTTGCCAGCGTCGAGTACGCCGGTCACGGCGATGGCGTTGGCGTTGGCTGCGGAGACCAGGGTCTGCTCTCCGTTCTTGATCTCGGTGTTGAGGTCCGCAAACTGGTCCTGCGCTTTCTTGGCCCAGCTCGCGGCCAGCTCGCCGTCGCCGCCTGTCAGGGCGAGGCGTGCCTTTGCAAGGCTGTCATTGGCCTGCTTGAGCTTGTCCTGATAGGCGTCATAATCGGACATTGTGGTGCGCAGCAGAGACCGGACCTTCTCCTCGGTCGAGAGCGACGCTGCGGCACGTTCGTCCTGCAGCTTCTTAACCTGGTCCGAATATTTCTTTTCCTCGGTTTCCAGCTCTTTGAGTTTGCCCTTGATGTTCTTTGTGATCTCGTCCCACTTCACGGCGCGGAACTCTGCCAGGCCGGACTGGATCGACTTGACCTGTTCTGCCGTCGCAGCCTCGGCTGCTGCCTGGCCGTCGATATAGGTCTTGTATTTGGCCATCAGGTTTTGCGTGCGCTGCGTGTCGAGGCTCTCCATCTGCGAGATTTTGGATTGCTCTTTGGCCAGACGATCTGCGTCGGCCTGGTCGAGATACGTCTCAAGCTCCTGGCGATTTGCAAACATGTAGTCGAAAAATGAGATGTCTCCGGACATAGCCCGCTTGAATCCCTCAACGGACTGCGAGAGGGACTGGATCAGGTAGGTGCCGCCGCCGATGACCGCCGCGCCCTTGGCTCCGAAAAGCATGTTGCCAAGAATGCCCGCGCCGACCGCCGCAGACGCCCCGTCCGGTAGGCTCGACCAGAGCGAGACCAGCCCCTTGAGCGACGCAGTGAGCCCCTGCAGGGCCTGCACCAGCTTCCCGCCTATGTCCTGCGCCAACTCCTTGAGGCTTCCGTCCTGCGTCATCTGGGTCAGTGTGGAGAGGACGTCGGACAGCCTTGCCTTCATGTAGTCGAAGACGCCGGAGTCCATGACCGCCTTGGCGAAAAGCGTCACCTGATCCTTGAGGTTCGACCACATCCCGGCCCAGCCTTTGGACAGCAGTTCCATGCCGCCGCCAAACCTGTCTTGGAATGTCTCGCCCAGGAAGTTGGACAGGGCCTCGCCGGTCTTGTCCACGACCTTGGTCATCTGCTGGCCGTTCTGCATCCACGAGAACGTGACCTTGTCGCCCTCGGTCTTGGCCCGCATGCCGAATTCCTTGAGGCGCTCAAACTCGCCCGTGGTAGCATCGGCAAACATTTCGACAGCGTCATTAAGGCTCTTGCCCATGGCCGCAGCAGTGTCGCCCAGGGTCTTGAGGTACTTTGTCGGCTCCAGGCCATAGCTGGACAACTTCTTGAAAGCGTTGGCGACCTCTTCGAGCTCGTATGGCGTGGTCGCCGTAAACTCCGAGATCCAGTCCATGGCGTCTTTGGCCTTGGCGCTGGACCCGGTGATGGTGGTCAGGGACAGTTCGAGGTTCTCAAAACTGGATGCGGTATTGATGAGCCCTTGCGCGACCGCTCCAACGCCGATGCCAGCCAGGGCGCCCTGCACGGAGAACACGGCGTTTTTGAGCCCGTCCATGGCCTTGCCCATGGCTTTGAGCTGCTTGGTCGCCACATCCTTGGCGGTGACGATGATGCTAATTTCGTTTTGTGCCATCGCTCATCAGCTCCTTCCATTCCTTTTCGTCGGCGTACTGCCCGGCCCTGACAGCCAGGGCGACTTCGCGCACAAACTCTTTGCGTGCGAGCCCAATCTCCTCGCAGGCGATCAGGAAGAACTCCCATCCGTAATCTGCTGCGTGAGCATGGCCAGCCTGTATTGCCTGGCAAACTGCTCTTTGAATTCCGAGGCGACCATCCTGATCAGATCCTTGACCTCGTCCAGCACTCCGGTGGCCCGGAGCAGGGCGAAAAAAGAGGCGTTCACCTCCTCGAAGGCGTTCCAGACTTGCTCGCTCTCGCTCGGGTACAGGTCGAGGATCTCGTCCACGGTCAGGCTGCAGCATTGGGCCAGCAGCTCCTTGCCCTTTTCGATGTCCTTGATGTTCTGCTCGTCGCCCAGCCAGCCGAGGATGTCGCGGGGCCGGATCTCGTACACGGTCACTGGCCTGCCGCCGATGTCTTCCAAAACTTTGTGCTTGCGCATCGCCACTCCTGATTGAGCAGGGCGGACTCAGTGGCCCGCCCTTATGGTTGCTACTGGATGACTTCGAGCTTGAAGTATTCCTGGCCGCTCGACTGCGACGTGTCAGCCAGCACGGACCCGGTCAGGCCAAGGACGGACTCGCCATCCCCGAGCAGCGCCATGTCACCATCCATCATGACCTGCACCTTGTGGAAGGTCAGGATCTCACGCGGCCCCTGGTCGTCTGCGTCGGCCACGAACTTGACCTTTTTGGTCACGCTGCCAGCGGAGAGCATCCAGTTGTATTTGCGGGTCAAGGCCTTGTAGCTGTAGGCAACATGGCAGGCAGAGACTGCGCCCTCGGAAAGGATGCGGATCAGGCCATAGTCGGCGTCAATAGTGTAGTGCGTGCCCTGCACGTAGCGGACAGTAGGAGTGTCATCGTCGACCACGCAGACATCGGCCAGCGTCTCGACTCCGGAGATCGCTGCAGTCGCAGATCCGGACACGACGTTGCCGGTGCTCGGCACAACGCCGGACGGGTTGATAACCTCGATGAACCCGGAGCCGACCCATACGACCTTGGCGGTGATCGATCCCATGGTGACGGTCATGCCGACCGTGAAAGGGCCAGAGGTGACAGCGCCGTGGCTGATCTTGGTGATGTACACATCGTACTTGCCGAGCTCCATGTACTTGTCGGCGGTGAAGGTAAGGCTGGCCAGATCCACGCCGCCCGCAAGCTGGTTGGCGTCCGACCATTCGGAGCCGAGCAGGGCAAGGGCAAGGTTGTGCGTGGTGTGTTCACGCAGGCCCATGGACAATGTCGCCTCGCGCTCGGTCTCACGCTCAAGGAGCGTGGCCTTGGCGGCGGTGCGGGTCGACTTGATCTTCTCGGTCGACACACTCATGTTGAAGTTGATGCTTTCCAGTTCGCCAACGTCTTCCCAGGCGTTGGAACCCACGTCCGCCATGTAGCAGCGTCCCGTCCCGTTGAAACGGATGTTGTCGGAGCTGCTCGATAAGAATTTACCCATGTCTTGACTCCTCTATTATCGGCCCAGCCCCGCACGATGCGAGCGCAGCCTGTTGATGGTGATGGTCCCGCGAGCGATGCCACGCGGGTGCAGTTCGGTCATGCCGCCGACGATCTCGGCGCGCACGTCGTTGCCGATTTTGGCGCGTGCGATGGCGTCCCGGCACATGCAGGCCAGGTCGTCGGCAAGCAGGGCGGTTTGGTCTTTATCTTCGCCTGCCGGGTAGACCTGCGCCTCGATGTCGAGCTCCAGGCTGGCCATCTTGTCCGTCTCGCCCTCGGTCACTTTCCAGAGCGCCAGGTTGCAAACGGGATAGGGCCAGTCTCCTGGGGGCACGTCGTCGGTGGACCAGCCCACGGTGACGGTCAGGTCCTCGGAAAAGTTATCCTGGCACCAGGCCTTGACCTGTGCGTCGGCTTCGAGCGCGGCCTTGATTGCCTCTATGATTTCGCGTCCGGTCATTTGCTTGCTCCCGACTGATAGCGCTTGAACGCCGCCCAGAACTTGTCCCGCATGTAGCCCGCGATCATCGGCTTGACCTTCCTGAATACCGGCCCGATGCTCGGGCGTTTGGGGATCGTCAGATATTTGGTTGTCGCCTTGAGCGGGAAGTATCCGGCGCCAGGATCTCCCCGGCGCTTGCCCTTGCGGCCCATGGCGGTCATGCCCATCTTGCGGCGCATCTTGTCGGTAACCTTGACCCGTCGCCCGGACTCGTGCTTCGCCGCGATGGCCGAGAGGTACTTGTCGACAGACCCGGCCTGGCCCTTGCGACTCCGACCAAAGTCGATGGTCACGGATTCTTTTTTGGCATCCATGATGTAGCGCGCATACTTGCCCATCCAGTCCAGCGGGGTGCGCTTGCTCGCCGTCTTCCACATCCCGGCTTTGTCCTTACGCCTGGACTTGGACAGCGGGTGCAGGCTCGGCCACCCGCTCCCGCCATACTCGACGTGGTTGCGCAGCTCGGTGCGGATCATCCAGCCAGCAGAGGACAGGGCGGATTTGCGGGCACGCTCGGCCATGGCTGGATACTTGACGGACAGGTTGCGCACGACCTCGTCCAGCCCGACGACCTGTGTCGTCACCAGGTTGCCCTGGCTCATGCGCCGCCCCTGCCGGTCGAGACAGCGTCCTTGATCAGCACGAGCTGCCACAATGCGCCCATCGCGTGAGACGAAATCTCGTAAAATTCCAGCGGCAGGCTCGACAGCTTCCAACTTTCCCCGCCTATCTCGAACGTGTCACCGAATGCCGGTGTCTCGACCTCGGTGGCCCGCACGCTGATCTCCATGACCAACATGCGGCCTCGCTCCTGGGTCATTGTCCGCTTCGGCTTGCAGCGCACCGTAACCGCCACGCCAGGTAGGACGGACCCCTGCGCGATATACGTCGCGGGCACGCCCAGCATGAGCATCATGTCATCGGCGATAGCGATCATGTCTTCAGCGATACTCATTCCCCAGCCTCACCTTGCCGGATCACACCCCGGCGGTATTTCTTCCTGCAGTTTCTCTTTTCCTGACACATGATGGCCCCGACCTTCGTTGACGTGTACCCGAGCTTGCTCTTCATCCGCTTTCGTCGTGCGTGGTTCATGTGCTCCTTTAAGTTGGGGCGGGTTGCTTTTTTAAGGCCGCCCGCCCCAGGCGTCGGGTAGTTCTCCTGCATGGGGAGATTTTGAAAAATTGCCCGGTATCCGGTTATTGACGAACTCTTGCGAGCGACACACCAAGCAAGGCTAGACCAGGATCACCTCCGCTCGGATACCGGGGCTATCGGTTCACGCCACAGAAAGTTCGACCGCCTTTTTCTTGCCGTCCTTGATCCGCTCCCAGACCAGGCGCTTGATCCCAGCTGCTTTGAGCAGCCGCAAAATGTCTCGCTGGCCCTTGCGCGGCATCACTCCGCATCCACCGGACAGGTGTGCAGTGTCGCCGATCCGCTGCACCGTGAGGATAGCCTCGTACGGATCGCCGTACTTGCCGTGCTCGGAGCCGAGGCGGATCTGGGCTTCTGTCCAGTGCAGGGTCGCACCCATCACGGCACCTGTACCCTGTAGCAATCGATGCTCGACTCAAGGCCCCGGATGTAGCCCCGCAGTGCGTCATCACGAATCAGCAGGGCCTCGACATTGGCCGGATGATCCAGGGGCAGCGTTGCGTCCAGACCGGGCAGAATGGGCCGGGACGGGGCCGGGCATTCGACCACGGGCACGATGACCACCGGCTGCG